ATTGAGACAAATACTAGAGCAGACCTTCCCGTTATAAGCGTCGCTTTCTTCCGCTAACCCATGACCATCATGAAACGAATCATCTACCCAACCCCTGATGGCGGCGTCGCGGTGATCATCCCCGCAGTGACCGTCGAACTAGCCCTGAAGGATGTCCCCGAGGGCGTGACCTACGAGATCGTTGATGAAGCTGACATCCCCACCGACCGCTACTTCCGTAATGCGTGGGTGATGGGCGACTGCTGCATTGAGCACGACCTAGACAAGTGCAAAGCCCTCGGCCACGACCTTCGCCGTCAACAACGTGCCGAGGAGTTCAAGCCCTTTGACGAGGTAATCATGAAACAGATCCCCGGAGCTGACGCTGTTGCTGCGGAGGAGGCTCGTCAGGCCATCCGCGAGAAGTACGCCCTGATCCAAGACGTGATTGAAGGCGCGTCTACCCCTGATGAAATCAAGACCGCCCTGGAGGTGAACCAATGACACTTCGATTGAACGGCTCCACCTCCGGCTATACCGAGATCGACGCTCCGGCGGTGGCGGGCTCGAACACGCTGGTGCTGCCCAGTGGGAATGGCTCAGCCGGCAATATCCTTGGCACCGATGGTGCGGGGAACTTGAGCTGGGTCAACGGGCGCATGGTGCTGGAGACCGCCAAGACCGCAACCGGCACCAGTGTGGATTTCACCGGGATTCCGAGTTGGGTGAAGCGGGTGACAGTTACGCTTTACAGAATCAGTACCAACGGATCCTCCCAAATCATTCTTCAGTTGGGTGCAGGAAGCATTGCCACTGGCGCATACTCGACAAGGGTAACCTCCATAAACGGGGCCAACGCAACAAACGCAGTTGGGATGGGCAATGCCTTTGGGGTGACCAGCTCAGCTAATAGCAATTCCGGGAATATTATTTCGGGCCAGCTTATCTTCACTTCGCACGGAAGTAACACCTGGTGCTGTAGCGGCTCGACTATGGACAACAGCCAGCAAAACGTTCACTGGATTCAGGCGGGCGACGTTCCCCTTGGTGGCACCTTGGAGCGCTTGCGCATCACTACTGTCAACGGCACCGACACCTTTGACGCCGGGTCGATCAACATTCTCTACGAGGGCTGATCATGAGCACACTCAACGTAACCAACCTCGCCGGCCCATCCAACACCGGCACAGCAGCCACCCTCAGCTCCATCAACGGCGGCCCAATCTCTGGCGCCAGGAACCGCATCATCAATGGCGATATGCGGATTGATCAGCGGAATGCTGGGGCGAGCGTGACGCCGACTGCTGGTCAATACGTTGTTGACCGGTTTCAGTTTGACTTAACGCAAGCATCAAAGTTTACCGCGCAGCAAAATGCAGGCTCTGTAACGCCGCCAGCCGGATTTACTAGATACCTTGGAGTCACATCGTCATCGGCCTACTCTTTGGGGTCGAGCGATTATTTTCGACTAATTCACAAGATTGAAGGCCTGAACGCTGCAGACCTTGGATGGGGTGCGGCATCCCCCGTGCCAGTTACACTGTCTTTTTGGGTTCGCTCAAGTCTTACTGGAACATTTGGGGGCGCTGTCCGAAATGCAGCAGGGAATAGATCCTACCCTTTCAGCTATTCGATTTCAGCATCTAATACATGGGAACAAAAAACCATCACCATTGCTGGAGACACAACTGGGTCATGGGCCACTGACAACACAGTTGGCATCGAACTGAATTGGTCTTTTGGGACCGGCTCAACCTTCAGCGGAACTGCAGGAGCATGGGCTGGTGCCAACCTGATCTCAGCCACCGGAGCCACCTCTGTCGTCGGCACCAACGGCGCCACCTTCTACATCACCGGCGTCCAACTCGAAGCCGGCAGCGTCGCCACCCCGTTTGAGCGCAGGCTTAATGAGCTGGCGTTGTGTCAGAGGTATTACACAAATACGTTTACTGGTGCTCAGGGCGGTCTTTATGCGGCAAGTGCCGCAACTTTCAGGTGCAAGACTCCAGTGTCGATGCGCTCCACGCCAACTGTATCTCTCAGTACGGGTTCAACAGTCCCAATGGATATATCAGGCGTAATCGGGACTACTATCAACTCCCCGGTCTTGGCCGGTATTGGCAATGACTATGTGGCCATCTCCGGCGCAACAGCAAACAGCTCAAACATAGGCGCTCCTACTGGTCTAACTGCTACAAACATTCAAGCCTCTGCGGAACTCTGACCATGTACCAACTCTGTATCGACTCAGTGGGTGTTCCGGCAGGAACCGTGAAGCGCCTCGCGGACAACGCCTTCATCCCATCCGACCCCGCCAACACCGACTACGCCGCTTACCTGGAATGGGTCGCTGCTGGCAACATGCCCGAGCCTGCCCCCGAGCCCGAACCTCCTGTGGCCCTGACCACAGAGCAGAAGCTCGAGGCCGCTGGGCTGACTGTGGCGGAATTGAAAGAGCTGTTCGGACTTTAACCTATTATGGCTAAACCAAAAGGTGCCATGAATAAGGTGACCCATGTTCCTGGTCCTCCGAAACTTTCTCGACAGGGCCAGGGCAAACGGTCCCTTCCTAACCATGGCAGGAAACAAACTCGCGGCCAAGGCCGATGAAAACAAACAAAGTTAAAAAAGTGATGGGTGAATTTAAACGAGGCACCCTTCACAGCGGATCCAAAAAGGGTCCTAAGGTAACTTCTCGCGCTCAGGCTACGGCCATTGCTTTGTCTGAGCAGCGTCGTTCCAATCGTAAATCAAAGAAATGATCACTCTCTTTGGCATTAAGCTGTCCTATGAGGCAGCTTCCTTTTTGGTACTGTTTATCTTTGACGAACTTGTTCCTTATCTTCCGATCAAGGGCAACAACATTGTTCAAGTGATTCAGGGTATCATTCAGCAGGTAAAAATCTTTCGCAGGGAAGACGATACCATTCGCGCTCTTAAGGGTAAAATTCAGGAAATCCAAAAGGAGATCGATCGGCTGTGAACATCCTACTGCCAGTAAAGCAGTACTACCCTCAGCTTGATAGCCAGACCACCCACGGCGATCGCATGTGTTTTTCATCAACATGTGCGATGGCCATCAAATATCTGCTTCCTGATGCCCTTAAGGGTTCTAATGCAGACGATGATTATCTTCGTACGGTTCTTAGGTACGGAGATACCACCCAATTCACTTCCCACACAAGGGCAGCACTTGAGTATGGAGTACGTGCTTCCTTCTTTAAGAATGGAACCCGCACAACCCTTGAAAAGGAGCTTGAAGCAGGCTATCCTGTTGCCGGCGGTGTGCTTCATAAGGGTCCAGCCTACGCTCCAAAAGGGGGTGGACACTGGGTTCTGGTGATTGGCATTACCGATACGCACGTAATCTGCCACGACCCCTATGGTGAAATGGATAACGCCAATGGAGGCTATCCACAGCCAGGTGTTGGGGGTAAAAATGTGGCCTATACCTGGAAAAACTGGTCAAAACGGTGGATGGTGGAGGGCAGTGGCAGTGGATGGTACATGACCTTCCGTTCTGTTAAGCCTAAATCAGCCTTTGATAACTCTTGGAAGGGTGTCATGGCCGTTGCCAAGGCAAAAGGTGTTAAGTTTCCCGAGGTTGTTGCTGCTCAATGGGCCCTTGAGTCCGGTTATGGTAAACATACCTCTGGAAAGAACAATTTCTTTGGCATTAAGGGTAGTCCTGGTACCACTACAGAAACAAAAGAGTTCCTTAACGGCAAGTGGGTTACCATTAAAGACACCTTTAAAGACTATAACACCCCTGAAGAGTGCATTCAACACCTGATTTCCCTTTGGTACGACGATTACAAAGGGTATGAGGGTGTCAATCGTGCCACTTCTGCTGAGGAATGCTGTCGATTGCTTCAACAAGAAGGGTATGCTACAGATCCAAGCTACCCGCAAAAGCTTATCAATCTTATTAAGGAAAACAACTAATGGCATCTATCACTACGAACGGCAGTACTACGGCTGGCAGCTTTTTGACCAGTGATACCACCACTGCTTTTGAGGTTGGAGCTGCGCGTACCATTGCGCTTGGTGCTACCAGCGCTAACCTTGCGCTAACCTCTACCTGCCGATTCATTTCCATTACGTGTATTGGTGGCACCCACTGTCACTATCAGATTGGTGTCGGTACTCAAACGGCCTCTGCCACAACCCATTATCTGCGGACGGGCGAGCGGTTGAACCTTGCTGTACCCATTGGAGCTAACATTGCTGCTATTCAAGGCACTGGGTCCAGTACAACTCTATTCATTACGGAGTTGACAAACTAAAATGGGCAGCAGAGCAACTGAGGATCAGTTCAACGAGCTTCACGGCCTCGTTACAAAGGAACTGATTGGTCGCATTGAAAGCGGCCTTGCTACCACTCAAGATCTTAAGGCGGCTTGTGATTGGCTTGCCAAGAATAACATCACTGGTGTTCCCATTTCGGGTTCGCCTCTTGCTGAACTATTTGCCAGCCTTCCTGACCTAGAACTTGAGGACGTGGAACGTGTCATCCGATAATGAAACCATCCGTAATGCGGTAACAGCAGCCATTCTTGGTTTGTTTGGTTGGCACCTTTTAACGCTCCATAACATTGCTAAGTCGGTTGATGTACTCGTTACTCAGGTTGGACTCAGCAATCAGCGCATCGAACGCCTGGAAAACTTCGTTTATTTTAAAGATGGCCCAGGCAAAGAGCAAGTCCGCTAAGTACTACGCAGCCAACCCAAAGGCAGCGGCCAAGAAAGCGGCCTATCAACGCAAACTGAATAAAAAGCCCACGGTCAAGAATGCCTCCGAAGAGCGGTGGTCAGAGCGTAGGCGCCGTGGCCTAGCGGGAAAGGGAGGCCCCGATCTTTCCCATACACGCAAGGGGACCATGGTTCTTGAAAGCCCTTCTCGGAACCGTGCTAGAAATGGTCACAATGGTAAATCCACAAAGAAATGAACAAGGGCAATTCCAAACCCTCTGGCCTCTACGCTAATATCAACAAGCGTAAAGCAGCAGGTACCAGTCGAACCAAAAAGAATAGCACGATTTCTCCAAAGGCCTACGCTAACATGAAGGCCGGATTCCCTAAGAAAAAGAAGAAGTAAACCACTGTAGCGGCTCATGCCTCTCAAAGATCCTTCTGAATACCTCTTCCTCCTAAGGGCCATGACAAGCAGCGAAGCAAAGAGGATGTGGAGACAGGCCATTAAAGACCATTGGCAGAACCAGTGTGCTTATTGTGGCTCCTCCGATAATCTTACCTTGGATCACGTTCACCCTAAGATGCGCGGTGGTCATGACACAACGCATAACGTGGTCCCTGCTTGTAGGTCCTGTAATCAATCAAAAGGTAGTTCCCATTGGCTTTCTTGGTGGGTCAGTCAGGACTCCTTTGACCTTTCAAACTTTTCCAAGGTTCTTTCTTGGACAACTACGTAAACCCAATCTCTTAAAAAGATGGCTACTCTTCCTGCTGGCGGTTCCGCCTACGGTTCGATTTCTACCGCCCCTGGTCAGATCTCGCAACACGAACTGAATAATACCATTGCTACCGTAGCTACCACCGTGGCGCTAAATGCTACCGTGTCGGCTGCCACCACTGCTATCCGTAACGTGCGTAAGGCCGATCGTGTGCCTTCCTCCAACACTGCTAACAAGACTGGTCGTGTGCGTCGGGTCTGAGAATTATTATCATGGCAAAAGCAAAACCGATTACTGTTGGTAAAGGCACCAGCTATACCCGCCCTGTGACTCCTGGTCGTAGCCCTCGTCCTGTCAGCGCCAAGCCTAGTGCTGCTAGTAAAGTCCGGGCTGCTGCAAAGACCACTTCCAGCGGCATTACAAAGCGTCCTGATGGTCGCGCTCAAACGGAAGGACGTAAGGCACGTCAAGCTACCAGCACAGCAAAAGTTACCCAATCAGGGGGTGGTACCTCTGGATCGGCAAAGGTGAC